GCTTCGCAGTCACCAATAGTTCCATCTAATTTTGTGAAATTTCTATAAAGACCAACTTCAGCACCATCAAATACAGAGCTTGACGCAAAATTACAACAAAATGGGCTTGTTTTAAAATCGTTTGTTCTTATTGTAACCTTGTCGCCAACTTGTGATAATATAACTGTAAAATAACCAGTAGACTGCAAAATTTGTGTCATATTCTTAAAAAATAATTCTTTTTAAGACGCTCACCACATTTTTTAACCAGAAATGAACTGGTGAGAGTGTATTGGAAGTAATAAAAAACCAATACACCGCCTCAAGTTGAGTTGAAATTGAATAACAACTTAAATTTAATTGTCAAGTAATTTTTACGCCACTATTATTATTTTATTAATCTTTGCAAATTCTGCCTCAATATTTATTGCATCAATATCTGCAACTTTTTCCGAAGTGGATACTTGTTTGATTAATATTGCTTCAGTTTCATAACACAAGAAAGTCCTTTCTGCAATTATATTCCTAATTTCTTTAAATTCATTAAAACTCAATTCTATGACATTCCCACTTGCGTCAAGCCATTTTATCTTTTCAAATGGCACAACTAAAGAGGCAACAATATTATTCTGTGCCGTTTTACTTGCTGTTAATATGAAAGTTTTATATTTCAATGTTGCATATAATATAGACTTTTTTAATGTTTCAATTTGACCAAGTTTACCTTGTTTGAGTTTTGCAAGTTTAATACTGTCAGGCATCACACAAACTTGAAGCTTCCCATCAATTACACACACCTCAATTCCGTTGTTATTATTTGAACGAATGAATTGATATTGCTCTTCCGTAACATCAATGAAGTTGCCAACTTTGAGCATTTCAATATATTCAGGATTTTGTGAATAGTTTAGATTAACAAAATTTCCATTTGTTATTTTTGTTTGTGCGTCAAAACGCACCTTACCTATTATGTTTTGCATATATTTTTATTAATTAATAACCAATGGCAAGCCAATATAACATACTACCACCATCAGTACCACATCTAACTCGGAATTGTGATGTTGATATTATACTCACAGTTGTTACCGAACTATCGGCTAGAAATGCATTCACATTTGCACTACCTTGAAGACAAAAGCACGCATTTGGAAATGTAATCGGAAAAGTGCCAACTGTACTTTCATTTTGTATACCCCACTGCAAAATAAGACCATTAGATAAATAAGTCCACCCATTTGTTGTTTTGGAATTCGCCGTAACGCTTGTAAGAAATGTTTTTAATTGAAGTGGCGTAATAGCAGTTAAATCATCGTTTCCTGCATTTACAAGGGCTGTTGTTGATGTTTTTAGAATACCAGCAACTGTTTGGCTTGCATTCGGAACTTTTAATAAAAGAAATGCACTTGCTGTTGAATCGTATCTTAAAATTGCGTCCCTTGTTATTGAAAAGTCGCCTGCTTGAATTGTCGTCCCGTCTTCTCGCAAAATATTAAATGGAAGCCCACCGTTTAAACCTGCTAATCTTAATGTCGCAACCCCTGTGTTATTGTTTGTTGGGCGAAATCTAATAAGCATTCCGTTCCAAGTTGTCGGTGTGTCTATTGGTGTTTTAAAAGCCCCTTGTGGGTTTAAGACATATTCCGTTGCCGTTCCTGTGTCAATATAAAAATTTGCAATTGAAGCATAAGAATTCAGTGCTTGGCGGAATTGCAACGAATCGCTTTCTATCAAAGTTCCGCCTGCGTCTGTGATAACGCTTTCTACTTGTTGCAAAAATGGCGTGTGTTGAGCACCAGTCATTTGCGAAATACCATCTACTTTTGGAGGAGTTCCAGCCTTAGACATAATATGTTATAAATAAGTTATTTTTAAATTGATTATTTTAGTATTGTCAAGCATTTTCAACGGCAATAAAGCTTCCATTTTCAAGCGTCAAAATTGAACCATCTTCCGCAGAGAAATACACTGTGGTGTCAACAAATGGAATTAGGAATTGATATATTATTTTTACATTTGCAGGCTTTAATTTATCAAATATACATTGTAATTTTGGAATAATAGAGTTGTAAGGTATTGGGTATGGCAAAGGGTAGGTTGTTGGCGTTAATTCTGCTGGTAAAATCACAAACATCGTGAAAGGTGCTTCATCAACAGACAAATAATAAAATGGATATTGTAAGGGATATGTTGTGCCTGCGACACCAGTCTTTATTTGTATTCCACTATAACCAAGCAAGTTAATCACATATTCAAATTGTTCAATTAAAGTGCCTTGCAACCCCGCCAATTTAATCAATAAGTTTATACGGCGTTCTTCAATAGTGCCGTTATTTGTCAAGCAATCATCAGGAATACCAAAGGTTTTTTCCCACTCGATAAGTAAACTTGTGGCTTTTGCAATATCGCCTTCCGCAATAAATATGTTTAGGTTGTTATTGAAGTCAACAAAACCTTCCGCCAAACCAATTAAAAGCTTGCGTAAATTCGTGCCGTCAACCCACTTATTTTGGTGCAAGCGGTCATTTCTTAAATAACCTGCCAAAATGTTTGCCTGTTCGTTTGGCGTGTTATTTTGTATAAACATAATCAAAATTCAACAGTGCCTAAAATTGGAATTTCCCCAAACCCAACAATAATATCAGTCAAGCCAATCGCAACTTTTGGCGTGTTTCCGTTATCATCGGTAGTTTGTAAAATAATATTAAACAATTCGTCCCTTGTTATTGAAGTTTCAAAATCTGTGTTGTTTTTGAAAAAATCAATTAAGTTATCTTTTATTGCTTGTTTCATTGCGTCTGTGTTTGGCGTTACACTTGTAAATATAAAATTAACCGTTACAGGCGTTGGTGCAAGCACAATAACATAGCTATCGGGTGTATTGGAGGGATTTATTGTGCTAAGTTTATCAGTGCCGTTTATAATTGCATTTTTTGCATCATTAATTTGTGTTGAATTTGGCAAAATATTAACATCGTTATCCCGAACGAAATAAATTGTTACCTTGCCTGCTTGTGGATATGCGTCCTTTACCCAAGTTCTTGTAATTCCAGCAACGGCTTCTTTTAAGAAAATTGGAATGCCAACTTTTGTAAATGGGGCGGAGAAATAACTTTGGAATTTCTCGGCAACTCTATTTTCAACAGACAAATCACTTTCAACATCAAGCCCACCACTTATTCCTTCAAAAGTTGTGAATACGGCAGGATTGACATTTATAATTCCATTAACAAGCGTCAATTCTATGATACTGCCAATGTTTGTATTTGCACCAAGTGTTGTTGAAGTTACATTTGCAACGGCGTTTGTGAAATTTAATGTTAAAGTTCCAGTGGCAGGCGTTGATGGTGTGCTTGCAATATCAAAAGTAAATGTTTTTAATCCAGTGACTGCAATTGTTTGACCTGAAACATTGTATTCACTTTCGTTTGCACCAAGAATTGAAACAGCAACATTATTCGCAAGGTTATGGTTGTGAACTGTTTCAACTGTTACCTGCGTCCCAGCCCTTGTTATGCTTGCAATATTTATGGTTTGGTTCGTAATTGTAACATTTGCATTCGTTGAATATTGAATTGCATTTGCATTTGTTATTAAAGTCCCTGCTGAAATTAATGTGCCTGCAGTTCCTGTTAAAACAATATTTCCATTTGAAGTTGTTGCGTCTTGGCTATTAATCCCAATCTTTGAAGCCCAAAACTCACGCCAGCTGTCTCCACCTAAAAACGCTTCCGTTATTCCTTTTTGAATGTTCTTGTTATTTTCATAAATTCCAAGTGCAAGTGATTGACTCAAGCCACGCAAAAAACTATTTCTTATTGTAGGGTCAACTTTTTTACTAGGGTCAGATTGACCAGTGTTGATTGACTTTACAAGTGCGTTTGTTAACACCTGTTCGTTTTGTTGTATTGTTTTAATTTCAATTGGCATTAAATGTATTTATAAATGCTTGTTTGTATAATGTTTCGGTTTCGCTAATTTGCAACTCAACATTTATTTGAATTTGCGAAATATTTCGTATAACTTCAACAGTGTAATTTTTTATAATCTTATCTTGCACCAACCAAGCCAAGCCATCTTGACAAGCGTTTTTTATTGCTTCGGCATTTTGTGCGGTGTTTTTTGCTCTCGTTATAAAAAGCCAAAGTTTTGAACCAACTTCATAACCCTCAACTTCACTAAATTGGTTTGTAAAATGTCCAGACCTATGAAGTGGGTTTTGTATTTCCCACGACTTTGCACGAACTTCACAAAAAATAGACATATAAAGTGCAGTATCAAAAGTGAATGTTTTTGCAATATCTCCACCTTCAAAATCAATATCCCAATCACTTTCTTGAAAAAGCTTGACATCAGCAGGCATTTGATTATTGTAAAATAACTATTCTTTTAATTATGCGTTGTTGTTGTAATGTCAAGGGTTTTATATTAAAAGTCAATGAAAAAGAAGGTACGGCACAAGTACAGGGCGAAGATGGTAGTCTTTACGAAAATGTTTTATTGATTAACCCTTTTGGCACGCACTCAATTCCTGAAATTA